TCCTTAGTTTTCCAAGTCTTGTGACTGTGTTTTGTCTCCTCATTAAGTTCAATTAATTCTGCTATTAAAGATAATTTAATATCTTCAAGCGTTCTTTCTCTAATATTATTCAAACTTTCATCTAAATACTTTTGAAGATTCAATATATCTTCAAAATTTTCAGGCTTTTTAAATTCCATTATCTCACTTCCTCCATCAATTCTGGGTTTTCATAAATATTCCCAATTATTTCCATTCTTTCATTATTGTTGTTTGTAAAAGGTATTTCCATTTCAAATTTATCATCTCTTAAAACAAATCTTGCTTGCTCCATATTAAAAATGACTTTATATCTACTATTATGTAAAGTTACAATGTCTCCCTCATAAATTTCGTCTCCATATTCGTCTTTTAATCCTGTGTATTGCATTATCTTTAAGTCTTTTTTATATAAAAAATCGTTTTCATCAAAAGAATATTTTTCAAGGTTATCTACTTCCTCTCCATCTGTATATGCTGCAAATGTTACAGTTTTATTTAAAAAATCTATCCCTATTAAGTTTGTATCATATTCTACATATTCATCTTGATAATACATTTTATCTAAATATACTCTAAATTTAATCTCTCTCATTTTCTCCCTCCAAAGCTTCTATTTTTGTTTTTAGTTCTTGTAAGCATTTATCACATAAACTTATTATAGTTCCACTATTTCCACTATCTTGTCTTATTAATAAAAGATTACTTTCAATTTTACTACCACAACTATTACAAAAATTACCTAATTGTCTATAATTAATTTTTTCTTTTTCTTTGCTATTTTTATATATTACTTTAATCATCTTCTCCCTCCCAAGTTGCTATATCCCTTATATATTCGCCTTGATTATAGCAAATACAGCACATTACACTACTCTTAATATCATTAATATTTAATGTATTTTTTTTACTATCTAAATCTCTATTAATAATTTTTTTCTCCATTTCAAATTTTGTACATCCACAAATTTTACATCTCCACATCTTCATCCTCCATTAGCCCTAAATATTCTTTCACAGAATTTCCTTGTTCTTCCCATTGTTTAGATAACTCTCCATTAGAGTTTGTTATTACTTCAACTATTTCGTCTTGATGTTCTATCATAAATTTATTTATAAAACTTAATATTATTTTATTCATCTCCTAAAATCTCTCCTGCTCTTACTTTACCCCAAAAATCTTTATACTCCTTAGATTCCAAAACTTGCTTAGCTTCGTCAGAAAATAAAAAATAATTCCCTAAATCATACCTCTCATTATCTAAATCATTTCCATAGTCCTGAGTTTTCTCAACTCTTGAATTATTTATATAAAAATATATTCCTTTAAATTTTCTCATCGGCTTCCTCCTCGAAATAATGTCTAAAACTAAAGCATCAAACAATTCTTTATCATCAGCATACACCAGCTTCCTCCAGTCTCACAACACTATCATCAATTTCGCTCAACCACATAGTTTTAAAATCTTCAAAAGCCTTAACTACATCAGTTATCATAGATTTTAGAACTACTCCAATCATATTTCTTTTATGTGAATTGATAGTTCCAAGCATCATAATTACAAGAAACATAGTCCTAAGAAGTTCTAAACTGTCTCCAGTTTCTTTATGCTCACAATCAGTAAACGCTTCATCTAAAATTTTAACGACATCATTTTCAACATGATAATTAATCTGACTTTTAAATCTATCTACAATCTTATCTGATGCTTTTATAGTTCTTGTCAAAATAGCTTTGTAATATCTATTTAGAACCATACCCTCTTTATCCCAAAGTTCTCTATTAATTTTCAAGTATTTATTAATTAAGTACATAAGCGTAATTCCTTGCATATCCCCATCTTTGTGTACAACTCTTATTTTTCTCATATACATCACTTCTTATTTGCTTCTTTAACTTTCTTGATTCTAACTTTCAAACTCTCAACAAGTGCATCTTGTACATCTCCTTTATTTTGTAAAGCTTCCATTACATCTTCATCTCTAGTCTCTTTACAAACCAAATGATGGATTATTACCTTTTCTGTCTGCCCTTGTCTGTGTAGTCTTTTGTTAGCTTGCTGATATAATTCCAAACTCCAATTAAGCCCAAACCATATCACATGATTACCCCCAGCTTGTAAGTTAAGTCCATAAGCTGCACTTGCTGGGTGGGCTAGTAGTATATCAATTTCCCCTTTGTTCCAATCTAGTTGGTCTTGTGGAGTCTTCAAAAGTCTTATTCTTAACTTCGATTCTTTCAAAGCTTCAACTATTCTGTCCTTGTCGTGTTGGAAATTATAGAATACTAGTGCAGGTTTCCCATTTAACTGTTCTATCAGCTCTAAAAATCTTTCAATCTTACAATCATGAACTTCAAAGACTTTCCTATTCTCGTCATAGATAGCTCCGTTTGCTAACTGAAGTAACTTGTTAGATAGTGCCGCTGCATTTGCGACAGTGATTTCAGTATCTTCAAGTTCAAGTATAGCTTTTTTCTCAAGCTCATCATAAGACTTCTTAGCCTTGCTATCTAAAGCTACAGGTACTTGTTCATAGATTATGTCAGGGAGTTCTAGGTAATCTTCTGCTTTCATAGAGATACAAATATCTGATATCTTTTCATGTATGGCTTCATTGGATCCTTCTTTGGCATCATAGTTGAAAATTACTGTTCTATTTCTTTGTCCAGGTTCAAAATATCTTTCTCTAAATTTCCCGATAGTCTTTTCTAATCTCTCTCCCTGATCCAGTAGATACAGTTGAGCCCATAAGTCTATCAACCCATTAGGTGCGGGTGTCCCCGTAAGTCCAACAATTCTTGTTATCTTGTTCCTGATAACTTTCAAACTTTTGAATCTTTTTGATTGATGATTCTTAAAGCTAGACCACTCGTCAAGTACCACCATATCGAATGGCCATGCATTTTTATAGTAATCGACTAACCAGGTAACATTCTCTCTATTTATCACATAAATATCTGCTGTTTTTGCAAGTGCCTTTATACGCTTCTGTAGCCCCCCTAAAACAAGAGATGTTTTTAGTAGGGATAAATGGTCCCACTTTGCTATCTCATCAGTCCAGGTAGCCTCTGCGACTTTTTTCGGGGTTATTATTAATACCTTTCCTACTTCAAATCTATTAAATTTTAAATCTACTATTGCAGATAAAGTTATTATGGTTTTTCCTAAACCCATATCAAGCATAAGCCCCAATTTATCATCGCTTATCATTCTATCAATGCAGTATTTTTGGTATTCATGCGGTATAAACTTCATTCGGCATCACCTCCTCTATAAACTCGTCCACTTCTTTGATAGATGCTATAACTCTTGCATCACAATTTAAGTTTTTAAGTTTATTTATAAAATTTCTCTGTAAAGGGGATAAATTCTCTCTTTTACCCTCTGCTTTTAATTCCACAAAATAAACATCTCCTCCTGGAACAATAACTATCCTGTCAGGTACTCCTGCATTTCCTGGAGAAGTCCACTTCATACACAAGCCTTTTTTATTTTTTACACTTTTAACTAAATATGCTTCAATTTCACTTTCACTTTTTTTCATGAATTTTCTCCAATCTGATATGCAACAAACTTTCTTTTTTTTCTTATATATATATATAAATATAGGATTTATAGATTTTATAGGGTATATTTACTCTTTAATTCTTTATTTCTTTATATTTATATATAAAAGAATGTTGTTATGTTGAATATATATATTAATTACAGTAATACCAATGCTTTTTCGGTCAACATTCTAGGTAACATTCTCATCAACAAAAAAAAGAATGTTGATTTTGTCTTTTTAAGAATGTTGACCTTTTAATAATGTTGACTCTAGAATGTCGACATTTTTTTTTAATAGAAATTTCTTCTCTTGTATCCTCTTTGAACTCCATATTTTCCAAACTTAGATGATGTTTTCATTTTTTCCCATTGAAATAGGGTAGATAATATTTTATTAATCTCAATGCTGTCACTCTTTTTCATAAATCTAACGCTGTTTTTCAAGGCTTCTTCCCAAATTTCAGCGGCACAAACCTTATCTCTTAATATTAATTCACTCTCATCATATTGTAGAATTGTAGAATCATATTCATCTAAAAAAGTCCTTTTTGCAAAAGCATCCATAGAGCTCCAATTTTTTGGTATTTTCTTATCTAAATAATCTAATATAATTCCTTTAAATACGTTATCTTCAGAATGTGCTTCTTGCTCTTTTACCGCTAATTCTAAAGCTTCTTTTGATAGAACTAAATTATAAGATTTATCTTTTGCAAGTTCACAAGCCTCAGCCCATATCTGATCTAACTCATCTTTCAAGTCATCAAAGATAGATTTTTTTGGCTTAAATATAAAACAATCTATTGGCCAAAATCTTCTATTTCCTGTTTCGTCTCTTAAAAAGTTAGTATCATTTGCAGTTCCAAAGAAGGCACATCTTCTTGGATATTTTTGGGCTCTACGCCCATACGATGCTCTAAAGACATCATCAGTTCTACTTAAGAAGTTTTTTACCAAATTCATTTCAGATTTTCTTAATGAACTAAGTTCTCCCATTTCTAGAATCCAACTTCCTTGGATTAACTCACATGCATCTTTACCTTCCACATTAACCAAACTATCGTTATACCACTCCATACCTAGAATCTTTAAAAAAGTACTCTTACCTACTCCTTGCGGACCTATTAAAATAGGCATATTATCCCATTTAATTCCACCATATATAGCTCTTTTAGCGGCAGCGACTAAAGATTTTTCAGAAACTTCTCTAGTGTATACATTATCTTCACAACCTAAGTAGTCTATAAATAAAGTTTCTAGTCTTTTTTCTCCGTCCCATAAGGTAGCCTGAATTCTACTAGCAACCTTATTTTCTGCATTTTCTTCTGCAATTAGATTAACTCCATCAATGATTTTATTTGTAGAAGTGATTCCATAATTACTTTCTAAATACCATCTAAGACCCGCATCATCAGTATCAGTCCATAACCTATCATCAGCTTCAAATTTTCTATCCCAAGGTACATCTTTTCTTACAAGTATTCTTGAAGAGAAAATATCCTTGAAGATTTTAAATTTTAGTTCTCTATCATTTCTTAAAATCAGCATTATATTAGCAAGGGTACTAAGTACTTTTGAATTATCTTTCGAGTTATATACAAGTTCTGCTGTCCAGCTATCATCTTCTTCAACTACTATACCTTCAACTGTATCTACATCAGGATTATTAGAGACAGAGAATTCAGATATTGCTTTTTGCCTTCTCTCTTTAAGTAAATCTGAATTGACTGGAGTCTTAGCGAATACCCATTCTTTCATAGCCAGCCAAGAAGGTAGTTTGGCCACAGGAGTTTTAATATCTGCCTGTATATCTAAATGTCCGAATTTATGTAATCTTACTAAGTCAAAAGCATTTACTAATTTTTGACTACAAGGGTCAGTGGCATGATGTGAGTATAAGAAAAGTCCATCTTGATACACAATAGCTCCAGCAGTAGTACTTCCACCCACAAAGGTTAATCTATCAGATATATCACAAGGTTCATATACTCCAGGTAAAAACTCATCTATTGCTTGGTAAATGTTGAACCTTCTACAGAATGCCCCTACCATTCCCTCTTTTTCTAAAGGGTTTTCTTGTTGCTTCAGCAAAGTTAAATGATGCTTTTGATCATCAGGAACTTCTGGCCATGTTGTTACATCTCTCCAATCAGCATACATATTAAGAACTGCCTTACCATCTAACATGGGTTTGTCTGCATAAGTAAAAACATAATCACTATCAGTAGAATGGCTAGGCCAGTACATTAACCTAACAGCTTGAAAGGTAGTAGGATCACAATAACGTAATCCTATAGACTCTGCTACCTTCCTTGCTATTGGTTCATACTCATCGGCAGATACATCTTCAGCTAATGGCAAAATAACTCTAATCCTAGGTTTAGTAGTTTGATGCTTACGAGTGCTGTACACCGCATAAGCACAGCCTAAACTATTAAGAGTTTTTATAATCTTAGTGTCATCTTCATAAGCTAAGTTATCTAAGTCAAGTGTTATTAAACTTCTGCTTTCGACAGCTTCACTTCTTCTAAGATTACCTTTTAATTTTCCACCAACAAATCCACCAACATCCTTAATATCATCTTGCTTAGCTTTAGAATAAGATAAGAACTCATCTAGTGTTTCAGCTGTTATTTTAGGTTTTCCTAATCTTTCTACAAATTCAGACCAGGTAATTTCAGTTGTTACCCATTGCTTAGAGTGTCTGTTATTTGCTTCAGATATTATTAATTTTCTCGAGTTCTCCATCTGCTATCTCCTTTTATCCAAGTTCTATTATTTTAGTTATACAGTCAATTGTTTTCTGAATATCTAAAGTAATTAAATTCCTAAAAGCCTCATTTAACAATAAAGCTTTATTAGATGGTAATCCTTCACATATCCCTAGTATTATAGTAGTCCAGTCTGTTTTTAATTTATCTGTGATAGAATCTATTCTATTTCTAGTAAGATGTTGGGTAATTTCATTCCCTTTTAATGTCCAAGTTAAGTATTCAACTGCTTTTTCATAATCCTCTTTCCCATTCTTTTTTTCAGCACGAACCAGGTACTTAACTACATTCCATATTCTAGTACATAAAGGGTTAGGCATACCTTCAACTATAGCATCAGCTAAATGCCTGCTTTCAAAATTACAACCTGGAATCATGTAATGCTTTGGCGAGTGAACATTATCATTCTTTGGTACTTCTTTCTCAGGCTTTTCTACCTTATTTTCTGAGCTTGTTTCTTCTCCAATAGCAACTAGTATTTTCTTTTCAAGAGTAGGACTCTCTATATTAAGTCTTCCATTTTCTAAATGGGATAAAAAGGCTTGTGTAACTCCTATTTTTGCAGCAAATTCTGTTTGTGATATTTTATTTTCATCTCTAAATTTTTTTATTTTTCTTCCTATATGCATAATATCCTCCTAATCTTTCATATAATAGCTACCAGTAAATCCAGCAGCATTTAATATTAATCCTTTAGCCCAACTAATTTCTTCTGTCATAGTTTGTATAACCTCTTCTAACTCCACAGACTTTGGAACATCCAGTATTACCTCATCATGCACGTGGAACACTATTGGCCAACCTTTATCTTTTACTCTTAGTAAAGTTTCTGCTAAGCAGTCTCTTGCAATAGCTTGTACAATATTTTCTGTTAATTTACCGCCATAAGTTGGGATAACTTCCCACTTCTTAGATGTTTGATTAATCCCCATGTAATGCATCTGCATTTGCCCAAATTGATTTTCTTTTAAAAATGGTTTTGGATAGAAAAGTTTTCTACCACTTGGCAATTCAATTGTGAAAAAGTCTTGACCATAAATAAAGTCATACTCTTTAGCTAACTTTACGCATTTAACTATCTGCGGTTCTCCAGTCTCTAATACTTCAACAGAGGCATTCTCTAATGCATACCACAACTCCACAATTCTTTTTGATGATTTTCTCCATCTATCTACAATGTCTTTCATTTCTTCATCGGTTAAGCCCATATCAGCTGCACCCATAGCAGTTAAAGCTCCAACACTACCTTGGTATCCTAGTGCAAGTTCTGCAACTTTTCCTTTAGCTCTAAGATGATAGTTTTCTTCACCTTTTGCGATGGTATTTATTGGCACTCCAAACATTTGAGATGCTGAGGCCTCATAGATTTTTCCATGAGTTTTAAACACTTCCATTCTCCACTCTTCTCCAGCAAGCCATGCTATAACTCTTGCCTCTATTGCTGAGAAGTCTGACACAACAAAATGATTGCCCTCAGAGGGGATAAATGCTGTTCTGATAAGCTGTGATAAGGTATCAGGTATATTTCCATAAAGCATTTCTAAAAGTTCACCATCACCTTTTTTAATAACATCTCTAGCTACATCTAAAGTTTCTATATAGTTACGAGGTAGGTTCTGTACTTGAACTAATCTTCCAGCATATCTCCCAGTCCTGTTGGCTCCATAGAACTGCAATAGTCCTCTTACTCTTTCATCTTTACACATAGCTTCGTCCATAGCTTTATATTTCTTAACAGATGTTTTAGATAATTCTTGCCTTATTTCTAATACTCTTTTTGCTTTTCCATCTTCTAAAGTATCTACCATTTTTCCTACTGTAGCTTTTTGCAAATTCTCAACTTCTTCTCCAGCTTCTTCTAACCAATTTAGTAACTGACTTGTAGAATTGGGGTTGTCTAACTTTGTTATATCTCTTGCTTCTTCTAGTAAATTAGCCCTGGATAATGCATCTATATACAGAGCACCATTGACTAATTCACTATCAACTCTTACTCCGTATGCATTCATGAATGTATCTAACACCCAAAGCTTCCACTCTCTTTCAGGGACAGGAAAGGCACTTAATCTTCTACCTATCTCCATTTCAGTAACTACGTCTTGTATACAGTATTCTTTAAACAACTCCCATTTCTCTGGAGCATGTTGAGGTAGATTTCTAGTTCTGTTCCCGTTACTTTTAGTAGGGTTACAAGGTATACAGAAATATCTGATAAGAGCACTACCTGTTGTTAGCTTTTTCTTATCTTGAGGTAATCCCATTGCATTACCCATTGCGGCAAGACCAGCCGTATATCCACAATAAAGACCATGTACCATAGTACAATGCCATTGTTCCAAAGGAGTTTCTATTCCAGCCATGTTCAAACACCGCCATTCAAAGACAGCATTGTATGCATACTTAATACAAGTTTCATCTTTTAAAAGAGCTAATACTTCTTCAGGAATAGATTCACCTTGTGCAAGGTCTACTATTTTTACATCTTGGCCATCAATAGAATAAGCGAATAGAAGTATCTGAAAATCATCACTCATTGCATACTTATAAGCACCTGATTTTCCTATGTCTACAGAGCTAAATGTTTCTATATCTATATTTAAAGTTCTCATAATCGCTCCTTTTTGAAAGTGAAAGGCAGTTCTCACACTGCCTTCCCTATAAGTTTTTTATAGAATTGGTTCTCCAGTAACTGGATCTATTTCAACCTCATCAAATTCATTTTCTGCTTTAATTCCTACAGCTGATAAAGGCTCTCCATCCATTAGCTTTTGTACATTACCTAGACCACAACCTATTCCTTTTTTACCACTTACTGCATAAGGGAAAAAGTTCACTGATACTCTCGCATAAATTCCTGAGTATATTTCAGATTGATTTAAAATTGGTTGAGCTCTTACATCAACTATTCCAGGTTGATAATCAATTTTTGCACTTGCTGTAAATACCCAATGCCCTTTACATTCTTCTCCAAACTCTTGTCCATCTGAAGGTCTTATTCCATCTCCATCATATATTGGTATAGTTGGTTTTGGGGGTTTTACTCCATTCCAAACAGTGCTGACCCCTTTTTCTATTGCAGCATTTATAGCAGCATCTAATTTTGCCTTTGTTTGTACATCAGTTTTTGGAACTAGAATTGTACAACTGTACTTTTCTTCTTGCCCTTTTTCTGCTGCATAAGGTTTAAATAAATGCACATAACTTAATCTTACTTTCCCTGTCATTACTCTAGTATCATTTGCCATAAAAAATCACTTCTCCTTTATTTTATAAATTATTAATATCATCAACTGCACTAAATTCATCTTCTGCCTTTATCTTGTTTGTTATAGCTTCTCTTTTATCTGAAGCTTCTACAAGAGTTGGCTTCCCTACATTCATAACTATTAAATCTCCAACTAGATTATTAAAATCTTTTTTACCTATTACTTTTTCCATCTGAGCTAATGTTAAGTACTTTCTTTCATACAGCAGTTCTTCTGCGATTCCATTTTCTTTAAGTACTTTTATAGCATCATCTGTATTTTTAAAACTTCTACTACCTCTACCATTAACAGCCTTCCAACCAGGAACATTATTTCCTTTTAAACTTTCTGCTAATGCATACTCTTTTAAATCTTCTGCCCATTTAGCTAAGTCTTGAGCCTTCTCCAGTATTTCTCCAATTTCTTCTAAAGATAATTGGTCTGCAGCTTTAAACTCGTACTTAGCAAGTTCTAAATTAGCTTTAGCTCTCTCTTTACAGATAGATTTAGCTTTACAAAATTTACAGTGTTCTCCACACTCAAAATCACCCTCACCATTTAAAGCCATTACAGCTTTTTCTTGTGCTTTCTTAGCAAAGGTTAGTAAATAATCGAGACTACATTCCCAAGTGCAAATATTGTTTAATCTTGGCTGTACGATTGACATTTTAATGTGCTCTATAGGAAATATCATTTCGTAAGCGAGATAAGCCCCTAATGCATACAGAAGTAACTGAGCATTGTTTTCAACACTTACAGGAACACCTTTTCCATACTTAAAATCTATGATGTGTAAAGTATC